CTCAGGATATTCTTCTGGATTATTTTCAATTTGATTTAATATGTATTGTGTTAACTCTATGCTACATAAAAAATAATCTAATTGTTGAAAAGCTTCTGATGCTGTCATTCCTGTTGCAACATTAGAACATACTCCAGCTGAACCATCATATACTAAATCATTAGTGGTAAGACCACTAGGATTACATGAAGTTCCTGGATTAGTAGGAGTTTCTGAACAATCACATTTTTTTGGTAAGAATGGCCACATAGTTAATTAAGGTTTGTACATTATATAATAACAACCTTTTGATGGTTGAACATTAGAGTGAGCTCCTCCACCACCCATTCCAGCATTTGTTAAATCTACATCAACAGTTATTCCTGTTGATTCTTCAGAAGTTAGATAAATCTGTCCAGTACCAGTTCCATCTGCACTTATATTTGCTGTTGTATATGGAACTGACCCAAAAGGAAAAATATCATTACTAGTTCTTAATGTATTTAGAGGACTGGTTGAATCATCAGAAAACTTATGTCTATGTTCAGGATCATTAAATGTTGTAACTATTGTATTTGGGTGCGTGTGGTTTGGAATTTGTCCAATACCTAATGTAACTGTAGTTGATCCATTTAATGAGTCTGGTCCTGATATAGTATAAACAGGATTATCAGGATTAACTGCAGGGTCAACTATAGAATTAAGTGTTCCTCCACCCATTCCTGTTGTTACACCTACAAGTGTCCATCCTCTTAAATCAGGTGTACCATTATCTCCATTACATAAATACACGTTAGCCCAATAACCAGATCCTACTCCTGATATACTAAAACTGTCTCCAATTGAAGGATAGTTTGAAAGAGGTCCAAAATAAGGAATTGGAGCATAAGGAACCATTTTAGAACTAGCTAAAGGTGAGCTAGCTAAATATGCAGCTATATACGAATCTACATTAAATATAGTTACATTAGTTGCAGCCAACTGTGCTACTAATATACTAAATGCTGAATTTAATGAACAAAGATTATCTATAGTTGCTTGTAACACATCATGTGTTTCTGAAAAAGATGTAACACCTGATAAACATGCAAATCTATAAGGGGCATTTAATATATCAAGCGTAGCATCAATAACATCTATTTGAGTTTGAAGATCACAAACTGTCTTTACAATAGCTGTAAGTATTTCATTTAATGTGAATCCTGTACATGTAGTACAAGCAGGAAGATATGATTTTACAATATCACATATAATATCAGGATCTATAATAGGTTTTATTCCTGTACCATTTATTGCTGGAACAAGAAAGTTTACAATAGCATTTTCAACAGCAAGTAAATTATCACCAGTTGAAATACCAAGAGCAGGAACATCTATTCCTGTATATTTTACGCACTGATCTGAGATAGTTTCAGCACATCCATTAAAGCAATTGTTGCAAGACATAGTTATTTGAATTTTAAAATTTTTATTTTACTAGCAATCATGTTAACAGTAAAATGACCTGCGTAGTCTGGATTACATATCTTATATTGCAATATTCGTTTATAGTTTAATAAATCAGAAATAGCTTCCTGATTAATAGATATGTTTAACATAAATACAATATTATTATATAAACTAGTACTCATCTCTGCAACCTTGCAATCAATGTCTGCAATCAATGAAGAAATGTCTGAACATTCAGAACAATTAGTTAATCTAGGGCTTAACATAATCTAAAAAAATTTAATGCTTTAGTTGCAGCAGCACGACATGCTGCACACAATCCATCTTTCAATTGACATCCACATCCAACATTAGCACCACAAGTTCTACAATTTGCCATTTTATTTAATGATATTAAAATTATTTATATAATTATTTCCAGAGCATCCACAATTATTTCTCATGAAATTAGTTAATGCTCTATCTGCTTGTTTATATAGTTTATTTGAATTTACTATTGCACAGTTATTAGCTGCTGCAATTGCTCCTTGAATAAAGAAATATATAGAATTTAGTTCTACTTTAGATTGTGTTCTTATTGCACTATCACATTCCATCATATCAAGTCTCATAAATGCATCATCAAATCTTTCTTGAATTTGATCTGTACGCATTATAGATCTTTCTACAAAATTTATATTAGCAGGTGCAATTGAATATTTTAAGTGGTATACACCATCAGGAAGTGGTTGATTAGCTCCTGTTGATGAGATTCCTAAATTTTCTGACGTAAAGATATTAAAATTATTAACATCAAAAGGAATAATTGCAACATTAAATCCAGGAGGAGTTATCTCTATCGTTGGAGATGTTACAGAAGGGGGAGTAGTTGGATATGTAGACGCATCAATAACTCCAAGAGTTAAAGTGTTATATGTAGGAACTACTAAAATATCTAAGTTTAATGATGGCATATTTTTTTGTTTTAATAAAAAAGGGGAGGAATAAAATTCCATCCCCTTTGATTAATTATTAATTAGTACACTACTTATGGCGCTGTCGTAGTAGTAGTAGTTGTCGTAGGAGCAACTGTTGTAGTAGAAGTTGTTGTAGGAGCAACTGTTGTAGTAGAAGTTGTAGTGATACAAGCTCCAGACGAAGCATCAGTAAAATATTCTGATCCAAGTGCAGCAGCTAAAATATTATTTACAGCAGTAGATTCAGTTGAACCAGAAACAGCAGCTATAATCACTGTAGAATCTTCTGTGATATAATCACCCCAGTTATATGCACCTTTGTAATACTCATTAAATTTAATGTAGTAAGTATCATAAGTAGCACCAGGAGAAACCCAGCTTTCAAAGTTACCATTGTAACCAGCCATTCTGTATAAATGTTTCAAGTAACCTGCTTGGTAGCTATAGAAGTTTTTCTCTAATTGAGCAATTTCTGTAGACAATCCTCTAGCAAAGTTAGATTCTTGTGTAATAAGTGTATCAGCAACAATGTTACAATTATCAGCAACAATAAAGTCAGCTGTAGTTGCAGGACCACTGTATACAAAAGTTCTAAACCAAAGTCTATCAAATTCAAATGGGAACGCAGCAACGTCACATGGTTGTCCATATACAGTTATTGGTTTTCCTTCAATTTGTAAAACAGTTCCACCTACATTTGTAAATGTATAGAATTGAGTTAAGTGAATGTTGTCAGGGTTGTTACCAGGAGCTTGTGCTTCTAATTTCTCAATAAATTGATCAATCAATGCACTTACATCAACTGTATCACAAGGATCACCACCACAATCACAACAAGGTGCTTGTACAGTCACTGAACGTGTGAATCCATTGAAGTACAATGTACTAAGATAAGAAGAGAACCCTCTTAATGTTAATGTCACAGTGTCACCACAATGAACATTCCAGTCACTAACTTCAGTAATTTGATTTACTGGAGTTGGACATCCTACTACTTTGTAAGCTTCAATTACGTTTGATTTACAAGAAGATCCACTTGGACAACCTGAAATCTTATCAGAACGTTTTGTTCCTTGAAGATAGGTGTTAATTCTACCTTGAGCTACATAGAAATAAGGAAATGATGCAACATTTCCAGAATTTACAGCTACATAACTTGGATTAAAAAATCCTACCTCACCAATGTTTCCATTAAGGGCTTGTGTCAATACTCCAGCACTAGCGATTGGAACGCCACTGGGAACTACGAATAACGTAGTTAATGAAAAATCTGCCATTTTATTTATTTATTAATTGTTAAAATTTATTCGTTTGTTTGTATTCTATACTGTGCACTTTGCACAGCTGATTGATTCTCTGTAAACATTGCTAGATTCTGTACTGTTAAATCTAACAATTCATCTTCTAGATATGTCTCTAATTCACAATCTTGATCAAATGATGGCAAGCCATCTAACATAATATATCCTGTTTTATTTATATATACTGGATATCTCATATACATTATATTTATACTTTTAGGAGTGAATGTCCCATCTGTAAATATACTTATTTCATCAGAGGCAAGAAAGTTAAATGTTTCTTGATATTCAAAACTTGGTTTGTAATGTTCATTGTTTAATATGAACTGAAGGTCACCATGTTTTGCAAGATCTCTATTGATCCAAATTTTTCTATCCTTACATCTTCCTTTATCAGCTAAAACATATGAATCTACATAGAACATATACTTTGGTTCTAATTGATGTATGTTAGTTTTCCACTGATGTATTTCTTTATCTGATTCTACAAGCGTTAATGGTTGATGATTATAATCTATTACTAATCTTTGCAGATCTTCATATCTTTTCTTAAATGCATCCATTCCTAGTCCACTAACTACACTAATGCCATCTACTTTCTGCTTTATCAACTTTATCTGAGCTTCGTTAAGAGCTAATATCTTATCTTCAAGCTGAATCTGTTGATGTTCATTAGTAGATAGTTTATTTAGTCT